CCTTCTCTATTTCAAGGCGTTTGGAGTTGAGAGCTTTTGCAGCTTTGTTGAGAGAGGCTTTATCTCTCTTTGCCTGATCAATATTGTCATCCGTATAGTTGGATATATCATACTTCGGCAAATTCGCCATTACAATATCTCGGATTTGCTTTGCATTGGTAGTAAGGCTACCTAACGTCTTTTCACTCACGACCAGTTCTAGGTCGCTTTCTTGAATTGCTAATTGTGTTTCCATTGCTCTATTTTTTATTTAGTTTATCAACAATACGTTCTATCACCTCTGCATTATCTACTGAAAGCCATTCCTTCGCGACATTCCAAGCTATACTTTTAGATACTTTGAAATTGTCAATGCGTGTAGAATGATGCGACAAACGCCCTTCGGTAGGCTTCAATCCTTTGTCGTGAAGTTCACATAAACCATTATGGAAGAAAGAACAATAATCATCGCCCGATGCAATTTGGATCATAGGAACTGGGAAATCAATAACCCCCATTATCATTCCGGCTCCCCAAAGAGTGGGGAGTAACCGGTCTGAATAACCCGCATCTATCAATTTCTCAATATCTTGCGGGGTTCCTAAACAAGGAGTATGGCATTGCATTTTGCATAATGAACATTTGCATTCACATGGTTTTCTACCTGTTTTTCGTATAATACGCTGGAGTTGAGTTTCTTTTATCAATGAATCGCCCATTATTCTATATCCGCTATTTGGTTAATAATATCGTCCGCCATTCTAATACGCTTCTCCATTTCTGCAAAGACCTTTTCGTCTGGTAGTATACGAACAATGTGAATAGGATCTATTTGAAAAGGATTATATACAACAAAATCAGTCCAGTTTGCATTACAACACATCATGTGAGCCATACACTGATAAAAGTATTCATATTTTATTTGAAGCAAAGAGTCATTGTCGTATACTTCACTTTTATACTTCATGAAAGTATTTTGGGAAGGGCATTTTATCTCAATACATGCCCGTTCTCCCAATTCTTCATCATAAAAGAAGCCATCAGGACTACTTGCAAAGTTAGGGATAGTGGGGTGCTTACACGACCCCACTTCTACAATATGCCTTCCCGTTAACTTAGAATACAAATCACGTGCATTTGCCTCTTGCTCTGTTCCAAAACGCATAGCTTTACTTTCTACATTTACAGCAGATAAGTATTCTGTAAATGCAATATCATCATTTACTATTTCAGGATTCATAGCTCGCTCTGCCGCAACTTGAAAAATATAACTTTTAGCAGTATCACTAAATATGCCGTTTCTGCTGCTTTTCATAAGTAATCCGACATTTGAACCACTAATTTTGCCTATGCGTTGTCTAAACCATGAAAGAGAATGCTGACCGTTACCTTCTAATATTTCCATTATAATAATGTTTTTTGAACCGGTTTATTACTTGTATTATTTTGAGACTGATTTACCGGTTGTTCCGGTTTAGGTTGCTCTTCCACTCCTGCGGCCTTAGCAGCAATTTCTGCTATTTTTTTACCCTTATCTTCTTTGTCTGTGACATCTTCATATTCGGTAAATTTAACTTCTTGCTCTTCTTGTGTATACATTGCACCTAGTTGGGCCGGGAAAGCTTCACGCAATGCTTGGACTTTGGCTATCTTGGAAATCATAGTGGATTTTTTTTCATTCCATATAGATTGCTTTTTGTCATATTCGGAAAGATTAACTTTCGCTACAATCGGAAATTTGCGGTCAGATCGGTAAACTTCACACCATCCCCCTACAAGTACATCTGTCTTTTCATTATAAAAACAGCCTTCTACCTCTACAATCTGGTTATCTCTAATAATAATGATGCCCGCTTTGAAGCCTTCGTATTGTTCACTAGCGTCAGCACGTTTGAAAAACGCTTCCTTGCTGACAATCATCTGTGCCGGCTGTTGTCCGAACTTAACAAGAAATGCTTCGTTCAAGAATGGATTAAGCTGGTTGAATTTACAAATACTAATAAACTGAACAATATCTTGATCAGATACCTGCCCATTACCTTTAGTCAAATAGTTACGTACAATATCAAATGATAATGCCACGTCGTTACCTGCAACTTGATAAATGGTTTTGCCTTTACCAAACATTGCCAATGCATCATTTTCCTGTTTTGTTAATTTGTTTTCTTCCATTGCTCTAATATTTTAAAGTTTAACAATATCTCGCCAACCCCTGCATTAGACAAAGGTTAGTTCTCTCTTCTTCTAAGCTTTTCTCTGTATATCCTGATGAAATACCTGAAGAGTATAACTTTAGTCTTTTATTGATTTCTTTTTTGACATCAGATATATCCTCTTTGATAAGCTGGATTATTTCCTCTTTCCTTGAATATCCATATTCAGGAAGATATTCAAGGTTACTAGATTCCACCTTTTTCAACTCGGCTTCTAATTGCAGTAATTCATCATTCATGGAATTCTGATTTGAATGTTTCATACGTAACACCAATAGTGTCAAGTATTTCTCTTAATCTTTTGTTTTCTTTTTCCTTATTTTCAAGAAGACATTGCTCATACATTATTTTATATGTAAGTGAAGCCAAGTCTTCATGACTCATTGCTAATAATTCTTCTTTTGTTTTCATTGCCCTTATGTACGCTCTTATATGTACTTCACTTTTAGTTTTACATCGACCGGTTTGTCTTTCATTGAAGCAAAAGCATCGAGTATTTTGTTTTTCGTCAATCTGATAGGAATATCTATAATCTCCTTCTCCACAATTGTAAGATGTAGTTTTCTTCCACTATACGTTATCAGGGTGATTTCCTGGATTACATACGGATATTTACTCATCTTCATGCTCAAACCTTTTATTATGCTTTTCGATATACACTGAGAAATATCCAAATAACCCAAATGAAATCCAAAATGAAATCTTATATGGATCTGCCAATACAACCATTGCAATAAATGACAAAACCCAAAGTGTTAATACAAATTCTTTTTTCATAACTAACTGATTATCTTTTAATTACAATGTAAAGTTACTTTATTTTTGACTTTAAAGCAAATTATAAACTTATAAAAATATTGTCTTTAACTTGATATAACTATTTGATTATCAGCTATTTTAAAGATGCGTTTTTGATAACATCATAGGCATTGCAGTACCATCTTCCATTTTGACGATTAGAGGGTATCTTTTCAGCACGAATACCGCCCGAACCTATCAATTTGAACAAACGTCCTCTACTTCCTACTATTTCTTCAGCTTCACGTTGGCTAAAAGTTTTATCATTGAGAACTATCTTTAATACATCCTCATTCAACATTGTATCTAATCTTTAAAAAGGTTGTTCTTGTGCGCGTATTGAATAAACTCTGATTTTTCATGAATACCAAGTTTGATATACACTGACTTAATATGATTTTTTACAGTATGGGGGGAGAGATAGAGTTTTTCTGCAATATCTTCGTTATTAGCTCCTTCATATATCATTTTCATAACTCTCATTTCTGCATCTGATATACGACTGTAAAATTGGGGACAGCATATAATACCTTCGTACTTGCATTCTCCACGCATGGGACATTTTACACGTTCAAAATTGAATCCACCGTTTTTATCAATATCCCGGCTTGTGTTATCCAGTTCTCCAAAATTGCATTTGCAGAAACGTCTAACCATAAGGTATTGGAAATATGGGATATTCTGTGCGCTTTTTTGGTAACATTCCATCAGCGCCTTATATGCATCCGGGTAACATTCGCGTATACGATCCAATACACTTTTCATTAGTCCTATGTCTTTATCGGTCACAGGTTGGTTGCTTCCATCAGGGAACAGACACCAAAGTTCATCTTCAAATATGTAGAACTCTAAATCTTTCATTGCTCAATAGTTTTTTTATTCAGACCATAAATTATTGCGTGGAATTCCCGTGATTTCGGAAAGTACTGAGATATGTTCAGGATTGTTGGGTTTCATGCCGTAAATAACCCAATTTCTAGCAGTATTAAACGACACCCCTGTCCTCTTTGTTATCTCATTAATAAACTCCGTCTTGGGATGGACTGATTCCGGAAGATTTTTGTAATAGCCTTTTAGGGTCATTGTTTGACCTTCGTGCAGCAAATTGCTTGTTTTTAATCTATTTTCCATTATCTTTGTATTGTTATATATTATATCACATTGCAAATATATCTATTATAGATTAAATGCTACTATAAAACAGATATATTTAACTTATTTTAAACATGGAAAATAGATTAAAATATCTAAGAAAGTATCTGCGATTAACCCAGTCTCAATTTGCCGAAGTACTTTGTATGAAGCAAAATAGTTATTCACAGATAGAAAGTGGAAATGTATCTTTAACAGATAAGAACAAATATCTACTGGAAAACAAATACCATCTGACTCCTGGATGGTTAGATGGCAATGACGTAGACATGTTTGTCAAAGGAGACGCCATAGCTGGGATTATAGAAAAAAGCACTCCTATAACAAATAAGGAAAGACTAAGAGAGCAGATCTTAGATGAGCTTGTAGAACAGAGACTAGAATTACAGAATGACTCAGTTTCTATGAGCCGCGAAGTGTTTGAACAGATATCAAGATTAACTGAAACTGTTTTGTCACAGCAAAGAACAATCGAATCCATGCAGGAACAAAATAAAAAATTTCTTGCCCAGCAGGAAAATACTGCAAGATGTGTTCATGTAAGTGGGTCGGATATTTCAATGCAAGATACAAAGAACCAAAATATTAAATAAAATGGCAATAATATCAGAAGAAGGAATCGCTATAAGCAAGCGTTTCTTTGAAGCTATAGAAACCTTGAAAGCCCAAAAAAAAATACGAGGGCTTCAAACTTTCACTAGAAACAATAATTTGCATCGTTGGAATGTAAACTGTGTAAAATTCTATCCCGACAAACATATACTAAAGCCAGAGTGGATCGTTTATCTACATAAAGATTACAAAGTATCTGTCGAGTGGATTATTTTAGGAAAGGGAGAGATGTTTGACGAATAAATGTTCAAAAACTTATCTTCACCACATAATAGCGCTAAGTTATCATTTTTATTATCAGATTGTTATCCTATATTTTGGAGAAACATTCGTAACGCGTAGGTCGCCAGTTCAAGTCTGGCTAGCGGCTCTTGACAATAAAGCGCTAACTACAGAATAGTTAGCGCTTTTCTTATTAACCCCCAAAGCAAATCGCATGAAACGAGGTAAGAGCAGGAGATTATTTAAGAAGAAGAAGTCACATTCCAGTCAGAGATTAGGATGTATCATTGCCGTCATTGTACTCATTCCCATTTGTTACGGGCTCTATCTGTACTATCAGCAATACAGTGTCCAGCACAGCAGTAGTCAGAATCAGACAGAAACATCAGTTTCCCGCCCCATCCCTTCCGGCAAAGATTTGGAAATTCCCGTTTCATCAGTTCCCCGTCAGGAACAGATCATTCATCACAAGGGATATACGGTTTCCTACAATAAAGATTTGAAAATTCCGAATTGGGTTTCTTATGAGCTGACCCGTCAGGAAACAAAAGGAAAAGAAAAGAGAAGCGACAACTTCATTGCCGACCCTTTAGTAAAAGGTACAATTGCAACCAATGCGGATTATGCACGTTCGGGATATGACAAAGGACACATGGCACCTGCTGCCGACATGAAATGGAGCCCTGAAGTCATGAAAGAATCCTTCTATTTCAGCAATATGTGTCCGCAACATCCACAACTCAACAGAAGGGGCTGGAAAAATCTGGAAGAAAAAATAAGAGACTGGGCGATAGCCGATAGTGCTATCATCATTATATGCGGACCTATCATCAACCAGTCATCCCGGACTATCGGAAAAAACAAAGTAGCAGTACCCGAACGGTTCTTCAAAGTAGTCCTCTCTCCTTTTGTCAAGCCGGTCCGTGGCATCGGGTTCTTATTCAACAACAGACAAGCGGTAGAGCCGCTTTCCACCTACGCAGTGACAATCGACAGCATCGAGAAGCTGACCAACATGGACTTCTTCTCTCCCTTGCCCGATGAAATAGAAAATGAAGTAGAAGCCAATGCCGATTATTACCAGTGGCCTCACTGACATCCGACAAATTCAGCCGGATTTCAACTATTCATCACTGAAAGGAATCGCTCCTATCCAAAATCTTCCTATCTTTGACGCAATTTTTAAAGTAACGTCTCAAGATGAAAAAGAAAACAAGGAATATCTTATTATCCATTCTGATCGGAGCCTTCCTTCTGTGCGCCATTGTCGGAGGAACAGTCTATTATTATCTGTTCGCTCCGCAGTTTCATCCTTCCAAAACAGTCTATGTATATATAGACCGGGATGATACGACAGATTCTATCTACAATAAGATCAGGCAAACCGGTCATGTCAACCAATTCACCGGCTTCCTCTGGATGGCAAAATATAAAAAACTGAATCAAAACATACACACCGGACGTTATGCAATACGACCGAATGACAACGTATATCATGTATTCAGCCGACTTTCCAGAGGTTATCAGGAACCGATAAACCTCACTATCGGAAGCGTGCGGACATTAGACCGGCTCGCACGGAGTGTCGGCAAGCAACTAATGATCGACTCCGCCGAGATAGCCCGCCACTTATTCGATTCCACATTTCAGGCAGAAATGGGATATACACCGATCACTATGGCTTGCCTCTTTATCCCCGAAACCTATCAGGTATACTGGGATATGAGCGTCGACGACTTCTTCAAACGTATGCAAACAGAACACCAACGATTCTGGAACGGCGAACGCCTTGCCCGGGCAACCGCCATCGGCATGACACCGGAAGAAGTCTGCACCCTCGCCTCCATTGTTGAAGAAGAAACCAACAACAATGAAGAAAAGCCAGTGGTAGCCGGCTTATACATCAACCGCCTGCACACAGATATGCCACTACAGGCAGACCCGACCATCAAGTTTGCCTTACAGGATTTCGGCCTGCGACGCATCACCAATGAACACCTGAAAGTCAATTCCCCCTACAATACGTACATTAACACCGGATTACCTCCGGGCCCCATCCGTATCCCTTCTAAAAAAGGATTGGACAGTGTATTAAACTACACGAAACACAATTACATCTACATGTGCGCGAAAGAAGATTTCTCCGGTACCCACAATTTCGCATCCAATTATGCCGATCACATGGCAAATGCAAGAAAATATTGGAAAGCACTTAATGAAAGAAAGATTTTCAAGTAATTTTGTGATAAAACGAGCTAAAAAGGCTATCTTTGCGCGATAGAATAACAAACTGTGATCAACACTAATAAAGGAAATATATGAGCAAGCAACTCTTACTTGGCGATGAAGCCATTGCACAAGCTGCACTGGATGCCGGACTTTCAGGTGTATATGCCTATCCCGGTACTCCTTCAACTGAGATTACTGAATATATCCAAATGGCGCCTATAACCACTGAGCAGAATATACATAACCGTTGGTGTGCCAACGAAAAAACTGCCATGGAAGCTGCATTGGGTATGTCATTTGTAGGCAAACGTGCCTTAGTGTGTATGAAGCATGTGGGCATGAATGTGGCTGCAGACTGCTTCGTCAATTCTGCCATCACAGGTGTGAAAGGGGGACTGATTGTGATAGCAGCCGATGATCCCAGCATGCACTCTTCA